TTAGGAGTCCGCGATAGATCCCGCAGCCATATTGGTAGGCCCCGAAATCCTTTGCATTACCTAAAACCGTGTCCTGCTCTATTACTTTCATTTCCTCTCGTATCTTGTCTGAAAGATACTTGAGAAGGTCATTACTCATTTACTCTCCTTTTTTGGAAGGTTGGGGTTTACTACGAAGCCGGAGAAGTTCTTTGTCCCTCTCCAGTTTGATTCTTTCATCATCAGCGGCAGCACGAGTAAGGATTTCTCCTTTTCTAACCTTAACATTCTCATCGTCAGCGGCAGCTTTTATCATCGCATTAGCTTCAGCAATCTTGAGTTGTGAGTCAATCCGCTGGCGCTCGATGTTTTGCTGCTGTGCCTTAAGTTGTGCGTCGGTCTTATCTTTAAGTGCTTTGCGTTGTAGGTCTTGGCCCTTAAGCTGAAGCTCTTGCATCTGCATCTGAATGATGGGGTCTTGCGCTTGTTGCTGTGCCTGCTGTTGTGCAGCGGCGGCTTGGTTTTGTTGGAGCAACTGCTGAGAAGCCTGAGCAACCATCCGAGATAACGCAAACTCAACGTCCTCTGGAATCGGCTTATCCTCTTCAAATGTTGGTATTGGTGCCCCAACTTGTTGCTCAATTTGGTTGCGATACATGTACCCAAAGTGCTCGGCGATGTGGGCTTGTAGTGCTGCCATCATCTGCTGTGCCATCGGGTTTTGACCAAGCATCTGTGCAGTCATTGGGTCTTGCATAAATGTTTGGTGGGTTGTGATATGGGCTTCGTGATCTTGATAAGCAAAAGCCTTGAGCGGCTTGCCTTTAAGCACGTCCATATTTTCTGAGATTGGATCTTTCGGTTTCTGGTCATCTACCATCGGCACTAACTTAGCAGCGTTCCTTACTCCAAGAACCTCAAGCATCTGCCGATGTAGGTACGGGAGATCGTAGAGTTGCGGTGCCCCTGCGGCTAACTGCATAACCGCCTGATACTGGACAACTTTCTGACTCATCGTCGCAGCATTAGGATCTGAGACTGGAATCACGTCTACATCATCGTAGTCTGACTGTTTGGCCCGAGGAGGTCCTTCTACCGGCTCATACGAATACTCTTCTGGGGTGTAGTCGCGAATGATGTTTTTCAGGAGTTTGAACTCCTGCTTCATGGCGTAGTGGATGCGGGCCTGTACGGCTGACATCACCTTCAATGTGCGCTCTAATATAGCCAGCGTCGTACCAACAGGAGACTGGGCACTCATGTCGGATACCTTCAGATCCGCTGCACTAGCGAACCTACGACCTTCTTCAACTATGGTGCCCAATAAGGTATACAACACCTGACTTGGCTCCTTATATGGGAGCGTCATGATGTTGTCTTTGATCGTACCGGAGGCTACGTCTACATCACGGAATTCCGCCGGAGCGATTGGCGTATCATCTCCCTTAACCCGAAGACCTTTAGTTTTAAATCCTCCGGGGAGATTCGAGAGAGTGCCTGCGTCAACAAGTTGGCGAATAATAGAAGTACCAGACTTAGCAAAAGCGCCAATGAGATGAATAAGACCAAAAGCATAGAACCCAAATCCCGGGATGTATGAATAATGGACAAAATGATTGCGTTTTTGTTTAGTATCATCATCTGGATTCCAATTGCGACGGATCGCTAAGACAGTTTGTGTACCTTTTTCGATAGTAACAACGTAAGGCAGAGCAATGCCCGTTGGCTCACCATCCTCGTCTTTGTCTTCGTAGCCGGGCAGGTCCATGTCCACGTGCATCTCAAGGATCTTGTACCTGTCGTCAGATGAGGCACGGAAGCCCATCTTCTCAGCAATCTTCTTCTCAACCTCGTCGAATGCATCAACCGGATCACCAAGTTCTACATCACGATAAAAACCTGCTACCTGTAACTTACGCAGTTCATTTTCAGTCTTACGCATCACATGCGTTATGCGCTGCGAGGTCTGGATGTTAGACGCTCCATATGGGACTACAACATCCTCGGCGGGAACAAACAATGAGACTTGACGCTCAATGCTTGGGTCGTAGTACACCTTCTTAAACGCATTACCCGAAAGCCCCAAGCCCCACAGCATGCGCTCATGCTCTGGGCGGTACTCCACCATTACCTCAGTTAACTGATAGTTCATGTCGTCTTTGACACGAACGGCTGCTTCTTTTTTCTCCGGCGTCTCTTTGCCGATGATCTGAGTCTTAACAGGACCTGCCGATGGGAAGGTCTCCATGATGGTCTCGGCTTGGAACTTAACCAGCGCCTCACTTAATAGTGGGTGATAGACACCGCAGGCTCCGGGCCAAGGCTCCGTCCTATCTTCGATCTTCATGCCCAGCAACTCTAGGCCATCAACGTAAGTCTGCATCCAGTCTTTGCGGCTAGATAGGTCTTCTTCAAACTCACCAAGCAAGTCGCCGCATAACTCTGTCAACTCCCCCTCGTCCATCTCTTCAGCGAGGTTGGCGTTAAAGTCGTCACCGTCTTCATCTGGCTCGATCTCAATCTCAAGCCCACCGGCTTTAATGCTTACTGATTCTGGATCTTCAATCTCTATCTCGATGTCTGGTTCTGTAGCAGCCATCATCTCTTCGAGATCTAAACCCAGTGGGGCCTGCCCTAGTGCTTTATCAATTGCCATATTCTGTCCTTAGTAATAGCCCTCGAAGTGCCTTTTAAACTGCGGAGTTTCTTCAGGCTCATCTAAATTAGTGCGCAAATACCCACCCTTGCGGAATCTCATCAACGCGAGGGACACGCTGTCAACGTAGTCATCATGCTCGCCTGCCGGAAAAGATGCAACCTCATCAATCACTTCTTCAGCCCATTGGGAGTTCGGTGCCCATACTCTACCAGACGCAAATAGGTCTGAAACTGCATTAAGACGGCTAATCTTGTCGTTACCTTTGCTCGGCGTAAACTCCTGCACGGGTATCCCCATAGACCGCATCTCATATATGAGGGGCGCCCCAGAAGCCTTTTTCTCAATAATCACGCTGTCCGGATCCCACTCTTTATATTGCTCAATAGCCACCTGTTTTAGCCTTGGGAACTCCATCCGTTCCCGAAAAGCGTTCAAAAGTATGATGTTTGCCTGTGGTAATCCTGTCTCATCCGGGTGATAAAAAACCCCCCAGTGGGTCAAAGCGCTGTAGTCGGAGCGCTGGCTCTTTTCAAACGCCGTGTCCCAAGCCATAAGGGTAAAGTCGCAGTGCGGTGGGTCGTCTTCTTCCCAAATCTGCCACCATTCCCGCTTAACTATGGCTGAACTCTCGGAAACGGGGTTCTGTTGGTACTGCGCCTGCCATTTGCTGTTAGGAAGTTCCTCTTTTAGGGCGGAAAGTTCCTTTAATGACCAAAATTCAGGCCAAAGTGGGCTACCAGACGGCAAAAGGGCCGGAAATTCGATGACTTCCCACTCATCCCCACCCCTTTGGGCGGCACTCTTGAGTACCTGACCCGTCAGATCCCTCTTAGACCACCTCGTCATCACTATTACGATAGACCCACCCGGCTGGAGACGCTGCCGTGGGCCTGATGTGTACCACTCGTAGGTCTTGTCGTAGATGTCTGGGTTGATTTCGGCTAGGGCTGCTTCTTGTTCCGAGTGAGGGTCGTCAATAATGAGGAGGTCCGCGCCTTTACCCGTGACAGCGCCTCCCACACCGATAGCAAAATAGTCTCCCCCAGCGTTAGTCGCCCACCGCCCAGCAGCTTTAGAGTCCGCTTGTAGCTCAACCCCAGAAAATACTGACTTATAGACTTCTTGATCGACAAGATTTCGCACCTTTCTACCGAAGCCAACGGCTAACTCGGCTGTGTGGGAGGTCTGGATAACCTTTTTACCCGGGTAATTACCTAAAAACCAAGCTGGAAGCAGGTAGGAGGCGAACTCAGACTTAGTGTGCCGGGGTGGCATGTTAATAATCAGCCGTTTTAGCTCTCCACGGGCAACCCGCTCAAAGGCACGGGCCATCTTGGCATGGTGTCTGCCGGAGATAAACGAAGGCCATACCTTATGGACAAACTCCATAAAGTTCGTTTTGGCTTTTTCCTGCTCCGCTATCCTCTCGTACTGCTCTAACTGAGAGAAAACCTTACGCTTTTCGGCGTCAGGCAGGCTCGGAAGGATCGCCAATAGGCTCTGTAACTCCTGTAACGTCGGGGCTTGCATCAATTTCCTCGGGCTTAACGCCCAGTTCTGCTTCTAAGTCGTCAACAATTGGCTCTACGTCTATCGTATTCGAGTGAATCAGGCGGCGTACCTTATCGCGGATAGCCTTTTCCAAGTCTTCGCTGGTCTTATGGATAACGGTGACCTCGGACTTCTCTGAAAACAGGCCCACATCTTGGATCTTGCCAAGCAGTTCTAGGGCCTTGAGTTCGTACTTGGTATCCCCGCAGTCCGCCAAAAGGATAAGTTTGTTAGTAATTACTGTCCGAAGCTGGACCGCATCAGCCACAACCTGTTGGTCGTAGGATTTAAGGAGGGCGCCAACCCTAGCCGCGACCTCTGGGGTATTTAGGTCTGCCGGGAGGTTTTTGTTCTTCCCGTTATGGGCTAACTGTGCAAAGAGGGCATTGGCCTTTTCTTCGTCCTCGGGGGTCATGTCAAACCCCATGCCGAGTTCTTGAAGAACCATCGCCGTAGTTGAAGACACCTCGACTGCTTCGCGTGCCGAGTCTGGCACGTCGTCAGTTTGCTTATCTGGTAATGCTACCGAATTGTCCGGTGTTATCTGTATTGACATGTAAGGAACTGTTTGTGGCTCCAGTTAATACGCGAAGTGTACGAACAAATTTTATTTTGTCAAGAAGGATGTGGGGGACTTGGATAACCCTCATCGTCAAAAGGGCGCCCCCACAAAAAAATTATATACCCCCCGGGGGGTGCGAATTCAAAAAGATAAGGGGGGTGTTTTCCATAATAAGAACTAAGTTAGTGTTGGCTAACTTTGATGGGGGAGGGGGCATGCTGTGGAGACGGGATTGGCAGTGCAAAACACTGTGTATGTAGTTGCGTATGTTACTTAGTAATATTTTAGGGGGTGCCCCTAGGGTAGGGTCAGCGTAGGTAGATTGAGTTACCGGTAGGGGGTCGAAAACTATCGTAGAGATATTGAGTTGACGGTAGTCGATTCGATTTTATTTTTTGGCTTGCGATTCTCTAGCGTGGCGTGGCTCTGCTGTCGGCGTGGCGTGCGATGCCCACGAAAAATTTACACTATGTGCGTGATTGTGTTATTATGTACTCATGGTGATGCGGGGCGATTGATCAGCGCGACCATGCGGACAATTCCGCGCCAAGCGGATTTGTCTGATTCTTAAATGATTGGAGTTTCAAATGGGTACTAATAAAACGGTTGTTGCTGATGCGGTTCAATCGGTGTTCACTCTGTCGGCTGAGATGTCCGAGTCGATTGCGGTGGCGGCTGAGTTAGCGATGGATTCGGCGTTTGATTTCAGCAAGTCCTGCGATTCAATCGCGGCGTGCTTGGTTTCTTTGAAGTCGGCTAACCTCCTGACATTCACTGCGTGGATGTTGGTCGCTGATAAGTTCAAGGCGGTGGCTGAGGTTCGGGCGCGTGATAATGGCGCGGCTGATCCGAAGGGCGCGTCTGGCGATTGTTGGGAGCGTGTGGTCAAGCGCAATAAAGAAATCCACGGTCTGTCTAAGCCCAAGTCTGAAAACCCCGAGTCGCAAGACAAGGCGGCAAAGCGTGTGGCTGAAAAGTCGAAGTTGCTAGAGTCTGCGGGTGGTCGGTCTTCTCAGGATCTCAAAGCTGAGATGTTGGCTCACTACGGGCAGGGAACCGAAGAGTCGATTGCCCAAGCCGAGGCGGTCAAGAAAGTTCTAAAGGTGGTCGAAGCGGCTGAGAAGGACGCAGTTTCTACTCAGATGAAGCCATTGATTGAGGCGGCTAATGCTCAGCACAAGGCAGTCATGGAGTATCTGAAGGGCTGTAATGATCCCAAGCGTCTTGGCGATTATGTGGTTCTGTTGAAGTCCACGATTGATGCGTGGAAGTCTTTGAGCAAGTAAACCCTCGGGGAGCGTGACAGGCTCCCCATTCTCTAGAAAGGTGTGATTATGTTTTACACAATTTGGTTTTGGAGTGATGACATTGAGCAAAAGTGGTCAATTAATGTTGTTGGTCTGGAGCAGGCTCAAGAAGCGTGGGATCGTTTGTGTTCTGTGTTCTTGATGGTTTCAGCCCGCCCGTAGTTTCCCAAGCCCCCGTCTCGGACTGCGCAAGCAGTTCGGGGCGGAATCAGGTTTTACCTGACCAGTTCTAGCCAGTTCTCTCTAACCAGTTCTCTCTCCCAACGGCAAAGCCCATAGAAACAACGGCATAGCCCATGTCAATCAATATTGTACGAAATGTTCTTAATGTTCTACGATATTGTTCTACGCCTAAGTCTTTGATTATAAAGCAATGTTCAATTGTTCTGCGATTTTAGGCACATACCCCACTCCCCAAAATATTTTGAGCACCTCGTCTTGAGGGTCTACGCAACATAGAAATTTCTGAGAATAGGATAACTCTCGGGGGGGCTATACATTTTTAAGAACATTAGAACATTCCGAACAATACCGCACAAACGGCAGCCACAAGCCATTTCATATTGTTCTTAATTTTCTCTACATTCCGAACAATACCGAACATTGCCCCTCCAAAACCGTGTTTATAACTTGACATTGTCAACTACCTATGCTATAATATGGGTTCATGGTCGAAATTTTGCCATGTCCTATTGTTCTACTTTTTACGATTGGAGCCACTATGCCATTTACTATTGCCGACATTTCCGCGCTAAGCGGATTTGTCCGTACCCCCGACAAGCCCTGCCGTATCTGCAAGCAAGCCATCGACCCTCGTCGTGTAGTTCTAGAGAAGACCACATGCCTCGAGTGCCAACAGGACTTGGACATCACCGAGCCTGTAAAACACCTGATTGCTATCCCGTACAACAAGGGAGCCTATCAGTACATTCACGACCCCAAAGACCTGTTCAACACCAACCCGAAGGAGCCACGAGTATGACCATGATGAACGAGATAGTACGCACCGTTCGAGAGAATCAGGTGATTCCAGACAGATCCGCAGAGAACGGAATTGTCCGAGTAATGGTTAAGGTTAACTACGGCACGGCGCACTACTACCCTGCCAACCCAACCGCTGAACTATTCCGCAGAATCCAAGGTGGCAAGACCCTGACCAAAGACACCCTTAAGATCCTAAAAGACGAGGGTTACGAGATCCAATACCGCTATGAGGAGCCTGCAATATGAGCCAAGAGATGAACCATCAGGAGGCGTTTTTCTTCATTTTGAAAGCGGCAACGGCATACTTCAAATACGCCGACTTTGATGCGCCCGAGCCAACGGGGGAGGACTTGCGCATGGTCACGCTGTATCAGAACTATATAGATGCCCTTGTGACCATCGGGGGAGAAGAACTATGAGGGAATTTGCGGAGTTTTTGCGGATGCTGAACGACGCCTTGGGGCTGATAGCCATAGCGTTCTGCGTGTACTTTTTGGCATGCATTTTAACTAGCAAAGGAGATAAGGAATGAGAGTAGTCGTTATTTTTGAGTTTGAAGGTGTGGATGCCAACGGTGAGCAGGCAGACCTGATAGTAGGGGAAATCACCGAGTCGTGCGAAACCATGCAGGCAGCGTTTGATGCGAGTGCCTGTTGGGTCGATGAGGTTCTAGTTACTGTCGAGGGGGGTGAGTGATGAAAGGCTTGTTTAAGCGTACCTATCTGTGCGGCATCGGGGGGATGAAGTGTCCCTGTTGTGGCAAGCGCAAAGACCCAAGGGCGAGGCAGTTATACCATCGCCAAGCCAAGCGCAGGCTGACCAACCACATTAACAAGATCGAGAAAGAGGGAGGTGAATAATGATTTGGTACTTCATTGGTGGACTACTGAAAGGGCTTCTATGAAAACTAATTGGTGGATTGAATCGGGCTTGGCTGCTCAAGCAGCACAAGATTTGGTGTGGTTTATTGTGCTCGTGTTCGTAGGCATAGGCTTGTTGATATGGCGGGACATGAGGAACGAAGGTAAGCAACAGGACAAATCCGCTTCAAACGGAAATGTCCGCAAAGGAGATAAGAAATGAATTTACAGAGTGCATGTATTCCTGTGCTTGCATCTTATGAGGATGCCAAGGAGCACTACGAGGAGGTTAAGCCGTTGAGGTCAGGCGCAAAGAAAGGCTTAAGACCATTAGGTCGTAACCGTAGGTATTTCCAATGCCTGATAGCCCACGATGCCGAGGCTAATGCGTACAACGCAACACTTTATGAGAACGAAGTGGTCAAGTGGTTGCCCGACGGAGAGATTCATGTATGCCTATGTGGGTATGACACGCCGAGCACGAGGCAAGTTATCTATGCAACGACAGGGCATAGGCTAAAGCATGACCGAGGGACTACCTATATCAATGTGAACGGTGGGTGGTACGGGTTCGACGACGGTAACTACACCATGCGCATCAAGGACAACGAGGTGATCAATCCGGCGCAACAGTATGCGTTCAAGATAGATCGGAGTGCTATGAAAACTAAGCGCAAAGAGTTTGGTGCTTTCATAGAATATGTTAGCAATATGGGTAAGGTGGTCGCTGGCATAAAAGCATCCGAGGTCAACGCGACAGTCGAATCCGGTCGGGTGATGTTTCAAATCTTGGGTAACGGACAAAAGATGATGTCGAAGATTAGCCTGCCGTCGTCTAGTTCTTATTATGTGAGAGACATTGGCAACGCTAGAGAGGTATGCAAAACCTTTTTGCAAGAAGTCAAGCAAGCACAGGAAGCGGAGGACTTGGAGAAGATTTACGCCTTGTTTGTGCAGTTGGGCGCGTCATCTCTGCATTTCAACAGCAGGCTAGACTCGTATGTGAAGTCATGGGCATGGAACGCACAAGAAGATGGAACGGAAATAGGTGAGCCTATGCTTAACTATTTTGACGAAATGATTAAGCATGTTTATAAGGAGGAAGTTTTTGTAAGAGCAGAAGTACCCATTGGAGTAAAAGTAAGTAATGCAAACCGTAAGTATTTTATCTAACCAAAGAGGAAACTAAAAATGGAAGTCAATCTAAATAGTAGCGTTACCCTAGCCGAAGCGGCAGACATTGTCGTTGCAATTGGTACAACCAACACTTGCTACCTTGTAGGTGAGCCGGGCATCGGCAAAACCGCAATGCACGACACAGTTGTGTCGAAGACGGGGCACAAAGGTGTATATATTGATGCGCCGAACACAGAGTTGGGTGATGTGGGTATCCCTGTGCCGAACCATGAGACTAAGACCACGCATTTCTATCTTAACGATCATTGGGGACTGCACACCGGTGAGCCACTTGTCATCTTCATCGACGAGTTTACGAAGGCATCTCAGGCGGTGCAGAACATGTTGCATCCACTAATTCACGAGCGTCGCATCGGTGGAGTGAAACTGCACAAGGACTCTATCGTGATGATCGCGGGTAACTTAACAACCGACGGAGTTGGCGATACGATCAAGGCGCACACAGTTGGTCGTGTGACTAAGGTGCGTATCAAGAAACCACATGCCGGTATCAACGCCGACGGTACTATCGACCCTGATTCATGGGGTATGTATGCGGTGCAGAACAATGTAGCACCGGAAGTGATTACCTTTGTCAAAGAGTATCCACAGGTCTTGGCATCTCACTACGACGGAGGGCAAGCAGAGAATCCGTATGTCTTTCATCCGAAGAAACCACAGGATTCTTGTGTATCACCACGCACTTTGGTCAAGGCAAGCAACATCGTTAAGAAACGCTTTAGTGTGTCACACAATGCACTAAAGACAAGTCTTGAAGGTACGATTGGCGCAGCAGCGGCAAGAGATATGTTGGCGTACTTGGAAGTTGCCGATTCGCTACCAACGTGGGAGCAGATTGTTAACAAACCAAACGAAGCACCCGTACCCTCATCTCCAGCGGCACTTTGCATCTTAGCGTTCAACGCATTGCAGAGAATAGATAGAAGTAATATCGGTAAGTGGTTCGAGTATATGAAGCGCACGCCGAAGGAGTTGCAGTCTGTCTTTTGTCTGAGTGCTATGAAGTCTGACGACAAGAAGTCATTGGTGATGACAAGCGCATCGTTTGTTACATGGATGCGTGAGAATCAGTACTTGTTCTAAGCATGGATACCAAGTATGTATTGTTCCGAGGAGATGTATGGATACTGTTGCGCAAGGATCATTACGGTGATGAAAGCATTTGGCACATTCAAGCAAACGACCCGCATGCTATATGGATGCGGTATGTCTCAGCAAGTCTGTGTACCGAACTTGATCCCGCGCTAAACATTTTATTTGAAAGGAAAGAAAATGGTTGAATTGACCACGATGTTTGCAACGCTATCGCTATTCCTAGCATGGCGTCTGTATATTGTTAGTAGAAATCTAAGCATGGCAGATACCATGATTAGAGGAATCTTGGCAGGGAAAGTTGTAGTAACCCAAAACAAAGACAGCATAGAATTGGAGATAAAAGATAATGGCTAAACTAACTGCCGAACAACGCATCGAGAAAGTCCATGTGGCTCTCATGCGTCACAAGAAGTTTTGTTTGTTCTCAGGCTTGTTTATGGTGGGCAAGGTCACAGTTGATGACGCGATGCCGACTGCTGCGACTGACGGGATCAATGTAATCTACGGGCGTGCTTTCGTGGATCGACTTGACGACAAACAGTTGGGGTTTCTTATCTTGCATGAGGCTATGCACAAGGCTTATCGACATCTCACTACATGGGAGAAGTTGTACAAGAAAGATAAGGCTCTAGCCAACGCCGCTTGTGACTATGTGATCAATCTGCAAATCCAAGACCATGACCCCAATCAGGAAGTGGTAACTATGCCGACTGATGAGGAAGGCAAGATCATGGGATTGATAGATGAGAAGTATCGTGGCATGGATGCGCATCAAGTATTTCTGCTTCTCGAGAAAGAGAAGGAGGGTAGAGATGGCTCAGGTGGCTCATATAATCCGGACAAATCCGCAGAGCACGGAATTGTCCAAGGGTTCGACGAGCATCTGTGGGAAGAGGCAGGGCAGATGGATGCGAAGGAAGCCGAGGGTATTGCCAAAGAGATCGACAACGCATTGCGCCAAGGTGCTTTGCTTGCAGGCAAGATGAACGGCAAGGTGTCTCGTGACATTCAAGAATTGCTTAATCCCAAGATTGATTGGCGCGAGGTGCTACGGGACTTTGTCAAACAGATTGCCAAGGGACACGACGACTCATCGTGGCGTCGGTTCAACAAGCGACTGCTTGGCTCAGACATTTACATGCCGACTGCTATCTCACAACGACTGCAATGTATCGCGGTTGCGGTGGATACTTCAGGTTCAATAGATAGAGAGGCATTGGCTGAGTTCTTATCTGAGATCAAGTCTATCTGCGAAGAGGTCACACCACAGAAGGTGGAGTTGATGTATTGGGATAGCCATGTGGCGGGGCACGAGACCTATGAAGACGGGGCGGTTCAGACCTTAACTGATTCTACGAAACCACGAGGTGGTGGAGGGACTAACCCATCCTGTGTAGTCAAGTTCATGGGTGATAAGCAGATCAACCCCGACTGCGTGGTGGTGATAACAGACGGATGTTTCTACGACGGGGAGGGTGATTGGTCTACGGTCAATGCCCCCTTGTTGTGGTGCATCAAAGACAACAAGCAATTTACACACAAGTATGGAAAGGCGGTGCATCTATGAGTACGAAGCGAATCACAATATCAGTTAACGCCGAGACTGGTGAGAAGTTGAGGCAGTTGCAGGCTGAGTTGAAAGCGGTGATGGGTGTAGACTTTAGCATTAGCCAAGTCATTGATTATTTAATTAACGAAAGATCAAAAGGAGAGCAGTCATGAGTTCATTTGGTATTGAGACAAGCGCCATGCTTGTAGAGTTATCGATTAGTTGCTGGACGGCCCGCAAGTTAGATAAGCGTGTTTCTCAAGAAGTAGATGCTACTAATGGGGCGAAGGCCCGTGCGGGTAACTACAACAAGAATCTTCTCGCCGGTACGCAGAAGTTGGACAACATCGTGAAGTTTGCAGCCAATGCTCGTGCATGGCATAACGTCAACACTTTGCCTTGGTCGGACAACGGACTACGACTGCTACCTGTGGAGAACTTCTTGAGG